ACCTCTGTTTTGCTTCTCCAAGTAAACGTTCGTATTCTTTTATGAGTGTAGAAGTGCTTAATTCTCCGAGGTATACAGCTTTATATCTGTCAGCTATTTCTGTTTCAGCTTTAAAACCACTTCCAGATTCTTTTTTATTCATTGCATCAAATAGTCGATCAAGATTCTTTAATGTAAGTTCTCTACGTTCATTGTATGTATTGTATCCCTTAAACTCTCTCATCTTTTTTTTCCAGTAGGCTTTTAAATTGTTTTTGGTATGACAATTTCCAAGACACTATGTCTTCGCTACGATAAAGATCAAGATTGATACGTTGTAGTTCTGGAATTTCAGCGTACTGAACTAGACCCTTATTGTCGATCTTCTTGTAAGTGTATCCGTTCATTGACGTTGTCTTATGATCACAAATTTCGCGTAGACGTATGGATGTTTTGAGTTCGTGTTCTTTTAAATATTTAATTTTTTGTTTTATCTGAAGCAGCATCTTTGCTGTGTTTACAAATTGATCTTTCATCTGCTATACCCTATCAAGGTGCAAATATTCTATTACAGTATCTGCTTCGTTGCTTATTTCCTCAAAGGCGGAATCATTGTTGATATCCTCAACAAAGAACTCTTCTTTGACCATTTCTTCTATAATGTACTTTTCGAATTTGCAATCATCTGAAATTAATCCCAAGAAGAAATTATATCCCTTCATAGATTCGATTTTACTATCAAAATCTCCGGATAAGGCTGTTTTTACGCATTTATATTCATTTTGAAGAATTTCTACTGAAGTAAGCGATTCACTTAGAAATGTGCTGAGAGTTTCTCTTAGATCGCTAATCACACTCTCTGCTGCACAACCATCTAATTTATCAAGCTTTATCATGGCTTGAAGAATTAAACCATAGTGCTCAAGTGCTTCAAACACTTCAACGCCTACAGATATTTGTCGTATTTTTTTAGATTCCATAAAAATATCCCCGTTATTTAAAATTATACTGTTACTAACAGTTATAAGTATATATTAAACAATGGGGCATGTCAACTGTATTGTTATCTTTTTTTGATATATTTTAGGCCGAGATCTCGCAGCATGAAGGCTCGTTTATTGATTTCGTCTATATTGTTGGGGTATTCTTCTTTGGCATCGTGTAGAGATATTCCGAACTTGGATAGTTCGATAAGTTCTTCGTGTGTCAGTTGAACGCGGTCTATATCTTTGTGGTAATTAATTACAAACTCGTCAAAGTTGTGCAGTAGTGCTTTTAATTTTTTGTTCATATGTGCTCCATAAGGATTAATATTACATTATCACCGTCACACAGAACATTATACATGTCAACAAATTACGCTTAAAATTAGAATAGAATTCTTATAGAATTAAAAAATACTTGTAGAGAATAAATAGTATGTTAAGATCTTGATATTGGATGTTTATCATTGAAATTAATAAGTAGATAAAAAAAAGATGGAAGTCACTTCAAGAGTTCAAGCCAAGCGTGTAACTTCCAAACTTTAGAAAATGATCAATCATTAGCATCAACCTAGAAAGGTATTAACTTAGAAAAACATCAGCTTAAGAAAAACATCAGCTTAGAAAGGGATCAATCATTATGATTAACTATGAAAGGTATTAATCATTAACAAAGAATATCATAAAGAAGATACAAGTCAACATAAAAAACGCCGCTACAGAAAGAAATACAAGAGAGTACGTAAGACTCGTAATGATGGGAGTCCAATAGTAGCAGTACTGCAGGCACGCTTTGTGCATAATCCAAAGAAATATGTAAGTGATCTCACCCCATCAGAGAAGGCTGTACTGAGTATTCTAATTGAATTCCGAAAGAAGAATTGGCTTGTCTATCCATCACAGGAAACAATAGCAAAGAAAGTTGGTATATCACGTAAGACAGTTTCAAAATCTTTATTCACTTTAGAGAGGCTTGGATTGATCTCGAGTAACTACAGACATCTCAGAACTAGCCTGTATGATATCCCTTCTATTTTATGGAATACAAATATAATTCGCAAACTCAAAAAGTATCTCCCAGCGCTACTATTACTACTCCCTTTCAATGTTACACAAGCTAAGAATATTAATAAGATTAATATATATAATAAACGTTCTACGTTCTTATATACTAATATATGGGACTCAAGACGACACTGGTGTCAGAACGGTGGAAGGACTAGTGTTATGAACGAGAAAAGTAAGAAAATAAGAGAAGCGATTGAGAAAGTTGAGTTAATAATGCCTCTTTCTCTTAACAGAAAGGCTTGGCTAACTATTTTCCCTTCAAGCTTTGTATTAGAAGCTAGCGAATCTCTCAGGAATCTCCTTAAAAGGGGCGAAACGCCCAAGAATCCATTTGGTTACATTTATCGAACTTGTATGGCTATGTGTAAGAGAGAAAATATCCAAACTTCTTTCAAAACTCGCTTTGCTTTAAAGAAAAAATATAATTTTTTAGAAGATGAACCTCCTATAACACCTCTTGATTTACTGTACAAACCAGAAAAAGAAACGCAAACTATCTACTCTCGCCCAAAAACTGGCATGTATGCTATCTGGAACGTACAAATCTGTAACAGACTCGTCTATAACAGACTTGTCTGTAAAAAGGAGAAAACGGTGACCGACTACACGGTTTACAACCAAGAGTCCTCAAAATCACTTACTGAACTATGTGATGAATGGGAACAAAAATGGCTCAAGCAAAAAGAAAAATTTGGTGATAGAATATCATCGTTTGATAAAGGACTTGTCAAAATAGGCCTGATATCGATGCTGTCTAAGCATTGTAGTATTCAAAAAGACAATAACGCCCAAGAAGCAATCAACTATCTTAAGAATATAATATTTAATGTAATGGCTCCATCTTCAATAACACGTGGTACCATTTTAAGTAATAACGAATATTATTCTATTCTTACCGATAAGCTTAATAAATTTGAAAAAGAGTTAGATAATGAAGGAAGCAATAATGCCAGACTGGTCTGTAACGATACCTGGAAATCCTATACCTCTAAAAAGACCTCGTTTATGCAAAAAAAAGGTTTACGATTCGCAGGTGAATATAAAGAACGATATATATTGGATGATTAATCAATCTCTCGATAGTGAATTAAAATTACAATGTCTCTTCGAGGGACCCGTAAAAATAGAATTTGAATTTTTAATGCCGATCCCACGTTCACTATCTAAAAAGAAGACAGAAGAAATTGTTGGAGGACCACACATTAAGCGTCCAGATATAGACAATTGTATAAAGTTTTACTGTGATGTTTGTAATGGTTTGTTGTATAAGGATGATTCTCAGGTCTATAATATCAGTGCGATAAAGAGATACTCCGACGAACCAAAGACGGTTATAAAAGTAGCTTGGGAGTAATATATGGCAAACAATAATGATAACACGACCGAAAAAAAATCTTCAATGAAGATGATAGACCAGTATAGTGACCTTTTTCTACTTCGCGAAAAACCCGTCCCAGAGGTGTTCGTAGAAAGAATGGCCGCTGACCTTATCGACTGGGCAATCAATGACGATGACGCCCTCCTTCTTATAGACTTTCAAGTATCTAGACTCATAAGCCCTCAAACTTTCACCCAGTGGACCAAAAAGTTTCCATTCTTTATGAAAGCAAAGAGGATAGCCCTACAAATTATTGGTTCCAGACGAGAAAAAGGTGCTTTGAAAAATAAACTCAATGCAAATATGATAATCAAGAGACAGCATGCATACGATCCGGACTGGAAAAAAGATGAAGAGTGGAGAAATGAGCTCCGAGTAAAAGCTCAACAAGGTGGGGATAAAGAAACTAACTATACATTTGTATTTGAAGACTTTGGTGAAAAGAAGAAAAAGGATCATATACCCGAGGATGATAAGTGATCAGGAGATATGAAAGATGAGTGAATATAAAAAGAAAAAAGAGTTAGATAAAGAAGTAGAACAAGAAAGATATGAACGCATAGCTACGTCTTTAGAAACTATAGCTAGATGTATGGAGCTCTTTCTTAAAGAATTAATGGACAGTAAGGCTGAAGAAGAGGAAGAAAGCAGTGATAAACAATTTTAAGCTTATTACTTATATCAAGATGTTATTGATAGATCTTAAATATCTTATTTTAAGAAAATTCAAGAAATAAATGATGGAAGAATATGAAGTTGAGTTAACAAGTCTTGATTTTCTGATATTACAGCTTGAAGGTCTTAGAGATTATAACTTTATTGAAGAAGTTTTGTCTAAATACGATGTTATATCTTATGATACATTACCAGAGATAGTTTCAAAAAGATTGGAAGATATTTTTGAGGAACGCTTACTTGATATTGGTGAAGAGGAAATTGAAGCATGAAAGAGTATCTTGATCGTTATGAAAAATATAATAACAGGATGGAAGAGTATAAAGGCAAAAGAAAAGCCTTATTAAAAGATCCTGAAGAACAGTTACATGAAATGGCTGAAGAGTTAGATATTTACAGATTACGCAGATCGGTTGCAGAAGATTTTAAAGAACTTGGAGTTGTAGCGAATAATATTTATAAGAATATATGGAGTGGCGATCCCAATATTTCAGATATTGATGAATTTTTAAGCATTGTAGATACGTTAATGCAGTATGAAGAGTTTGTGTCAGCAGAAGAATTAAAAAAGTGGCAAGCTGCACGCAATGTAGTAGAGGCTTTTGGTAAAACATATAAAAAGACTGAGGAAGGTGATGGACTTATCAGTTGAAGCAAAGATTATCTTAAATAAGTTCAGGCCACGAGATTACCAGCGTCCGATCTTTGAGGCTTTTTTTAGGGATAGATTTCGTCGCTTAGTGATTGTTATGTGTCGTCGTGCTGGAAAGGATCTATGTACGTGGAATATTGCAATACGCGAAGCTATCATGCGTCCTGGAGTGTACTACATTGTATTTCCTACGTACTCTCAAGGTAAAAAGATTATATGGGCTTCTGTGACTATTCAAGGTGAGCGGTTTTTGGACTATATACCGAAGCAAGTTATTGAATCAATGAATTCATCAGATATGAAAGTACATCTTAAAAATGGTTCTATTATTCAGATCATTGGTTCCGATAACCCGGATAGGATTGTTGGTACTAACCCTAGAGGAGTGGTGTTTTCAGAATATGCTTTACAGAATCCTCGTATTTATGCTCTTATGTCTCCTATATTGGCAGCGAATAAAGGATGGGCTATATTTCAGTCAACTCCTCGAGGTAAGAATCATTTTTGGGATTTATATCAGTTGGCGCTTAATTCTCCTGAGTGGTGGACGTGTAAGTTGGGTTTAGATGAAACAAGGCATATTGATCCTGCTGAGATAGACAGAGAGATTGCAGAAGGCCTTATGAGCCCAGATCTTGTTCAACAGGAATATTATGTTTCATTTAATGCTGGTGTTGAAGGTGCATATTATTGTAAATACATAGATAAGATGAGACTTAATAACCAAATTGGAATGGTTCCATGGGAAGCTGGGTTCAAGGTACATACGGCATGGGATATAGGTGTTCGAGATTCTACTTCTATTATTTTCTTTCAGGTAATAGGTCAGACTGTTAGAATAATAGATTACTATGAGAAGAATAAAGAAGGACTAGAGCATTATGTAAAACATGTTCTATCTAAAGATTATACTTATGGCAAACATATAGCGCCTCATGATATAGAAGTAAAAGAGTTTGGATCTGGTATGACTCGTATAGAAAAAGCTAGGCAGCTTGGAGTTAGGTTTATTGTTGCAAGTAAGATATCAATTATGGATGGAATAGAGTCCGTACGTTCTGCTTTAAGTAAAATATGGATTGATGATACTAAATGTATAAAACTAATAAGAGCACTAGAGAATTACAGACAAGAATATGATAACAAGTTACAGGTTTATAAGGATAACCCATTGCATGATAAATTTAGTCACGCTGCAGATGCTATGAGATATATGTGTATCTCTTTGCCTAAGACGCGTGATGGAATATCTGCTAGCGATTTAGAGAGGATGCATGCTGAGGCTGTTTATGGTGACCAGTCTCCATTGCCTGCATTTTTTAGAGATGGAATGCCTAAATTTTAAAGGGAGATAAAATGAGAAGATTATATATTTCACTTGTGTTGTGTTTGTTTGTTGGAGTTGCATCGTTAACAACTGGATGTAGTAAGTTAAGTAAGTTAGCTAAAAAGCCTAAGGTAGTTGCTGTAGCTGTTATAGCTGGAATTACTGCAAGTTTTGGATATCTTGGTAGAGCTGTTGGTATACAAAGAAATAAAAGAAAAAAAAGAGAAGCAGCTGCCGCAGCAAAAGGTGTTAGCTCATTTAAATTAGAAAAATAAGAATATTTATAAGTAGATATGATGATTGAGGATTGAACTATATTGTTCAGTTAATGTACAAATTGTATTGGTGTAATGTATGATAAATAAGTAGTAATAAGATTGGATCTGTATATGCATAACAATTAAAAAAGAGGGTAGAAATATGCTTTTCCCGGAATTGGGTCCTGAATTTTATGAGGAAAACGATAATTCTCTACTAGCTAGAATGTCTACTTTCTATAAAGATAGTATCACTATAAACCAATCTTTTTGGGAAGAAGCAGACATCGATACAAGATTTGAAGCTGGAGACCAAACATTGTGGACCGATATGTATGGTCTTGTTCCACATAATCGTCGCAAGCAGTTTAATTTTAATCGTATAAGACGTGTTGTTAACATGATCTCTGGTTGGCAACGACGTAATAGAAAGTCAACTATAGTTACACCGGTAGAGAACGGTGATGCGGAGACGTCAGATCAATTCACAAAGATCATGATGTGGATTAATCAACAAGAAGGAGTTCTTGAGACAATATCTGAATCATTTAATGGTTCGTTAGTTACAGGAATGAATTTATTACAAGTCTGGACCGATTACCGTTCCGATCCAGTATCTGGTAACATCAGAGTTGATAACTGTTCTTATAACTCATTCTTAATAGATCCGTATTTTCGCAAGAAAGATCTTTCTGACTGTAATGCTATATGG